TGAAGCTATTTCACTTAGAATATCTGATGTACTTGAATTTGGCAATACAACACAAGCATTTATACAAGGCATTGGTAAATTTAATGTTGGTGCATTAAAAGAAATTGAAAACCTTCATTTACATGATTTTGGTATTTTCTTAGAGCTTGCGCCTGACGAAGAAGAAAAGCAATTGCTTGAGAATAATATTCAAATGGCTCTTCAAAAAGATCAAATATTTTTAGAAGACGCTATTGATATTAGAGAAATTAAAAACATAAAGCTTGCTAATCAACTACTTAAACTAAGAAGACGTAAGAAATTTGAGCAAGATAGACAAGTTCAAATGCAAAATATTCAAGCGCAGACTGAATCAAATACAGCAGCTGCTCAAGCGGCAGCACAGGCAGATATGCAGAAAGAGCAAGCTATTGCTTCGTCTAAAGTTCAAATCAACAAAGCCCAATTAGAATTTGATATTGCTAAACTAGAAAGAGAAGCACAAATTAAAAAAGAGCTTATGGAGAAAGAGTTTGAGCTAAACATGAGGCTTAAAGAAGCTGATTTAAACGTAATTAATAGTAAAGAGAAGTATAAAGAAGATCGCAAAGATAAGCGAACTAAAATACAAGCTACTCAACAATCTGAATTAATTGAGCAGCGAAAAGGGATGGCAGGTCCTAAAAACTTTGAATCCTCAGGTAATGACGTACTTGGCGGATTTGACTTAGGGTCGTTTGAACCTAAGTAATAATTAATAACTTATATAATATTTTATCATGTCAGAAAACACGAATGAACCAATCGTAGACGAAACTCCAACCGCAGCAGAGCGCGAAGAACAAGTGCTTGAAGACGCAGGGGTAAAGACTACATTAGAAGATGGTGTTTACAAAGTAAACTTAAACGCTAACGAAACACAAGAACAAGATGCCGTTCAAGAACAGGAAACAGAGAGCAGCGTGTTGGAGCCAGTACAACAAAATGAAGAAAGCGGGCAAGAAACCAACGTGGAACTGCAAGAAGTGGGAGAAGAAAACCCAGTTGTTGAAGAAATAACTGAAATTGAAGAACCTCCGGCTGAGCCAGAAGTAACAAAACAAGACGTTATTAACGAAGCTGCAGAAAACCCACAAATTGAATTACCTGAAAATATTCAAAAAGTTGTAGACTTTATGAATGAAACAGGCGGTACTCTTGAAGATTATGTTAGGCTAAATACAGATTATAGTAATATTGATGACAATGCGTTATTACGAGAATACTATAAACAAAAGAAACCTCATCTAAGCCAAGATGAAATTGACTTTTTAATTGAAGACAATTTTTCTTATGACGAAGAATTAGATGAAGAAAGAGATGTAAGACGTAAAAAGCTTGCATTTAAAGAAGAGATAGCAGAAGCTAAAAACTTCTTAAACTCGCTTAAGGATAAATATTACGATGAAGTCAAGTTGGGTTCTCGTTTAACGCCTGAGCAACAAGAAGCGGTTAACTTCTTCAATCGATATAAAGAAGAACAATCTGAACTGCAGCAAACGCAGGAACGTAGTATTAAAAATTTTACAGAAAAAACTAATCAAGTATTCAACGAAGATTTTAAAGGTTTTGATTTCAAAGTTGGAGACAAGAAATTTAGATTTAATGTAAAAGATGTTAATTCTACCAAAGAAGCTCAAAGCGATATTTTAAATGCATTCTCAAATTTTTTAGATGAGAATAATACTTTAAAAGACGGCGTTGGCTATCATAAAGCATTATTTGCAGCGCGTAATGCAGATTCTCTTGCTAATCATTTTTATGAGCAGGGCAAAGCTGATGCAATACGACAACTAAATGCACAATCCAAAAATATTAATATGGATGCACGCAAAAGCGCGGGTAGCGTTATTGAAGCAGGTGGCATGAAAGTTAGAGCTATAAGTGGCGATGATGGTTCGAAATTAAAAGTAAAACTAAAACAATAATTAAAACACACTAAAAAATGGCTGCAATTGCTAATTTAGGTACACCTGCGGAATTTACTCCGTATGTACAAAAAGTTGCGCTTTCAAGCAACTACTTAAACTTCCACGGGTCCGGTGGAGCTAACTGGTCTCAACAATACCTTCCAGATCTATATGAGGCTGAAGTAGAGCGTTACGGTAACCGTTCAATCTCTTCTTTCCTTCGTATGGTTGGAGCTGAAATGCCTATGTCTTCTGATCAAGTTATTTGGTCTGAGAAAGGTCGTCTTCACATTTTCTATTCAGGAACTGTGACTACTGCTGCTTCTGGAACTGTTAACATCGGTGAAGGACACGTTGTGCGCGTTGGACAAACTGTTGTTATCGAGGATGCTAACGGAAACGTTGTTAAAGGTTATGTATCTGCAACTTCTGATGCTGACTCTGATGGTGATCTTGATACTATCACTGTACTTCCTTACTCTGCTGCTACACTAGCTGCTGCTGGTTTTGCTGATGGTGAGGCTGTAAAACTTTTCGTATTTGGTTCTGAATTCAAAAAAGGTACTGCTGGAATGAGCGGTTCTGTAGAGCCTAAATTCGAATCTTTCACTAACACCCCAATCATTATTAAAGACAAATTTGAGGTTTCAGGATCTGACGCTTCTCAAATTGGTTGGGTTGAAGTAACTGGTGAAGACGGACAAACAGGATACTTATGGTATTTAAAAGCTCTTGGTGATACTCGTACTCGTTATGAGGACTACCTTGAAATGACTATGGTAGAAGCTGAAAAAGCTGCTACTGGTTCTGCTGCTTTAGGCGCTGGTCTTAAAGGTACTGACGGTTTCTTCAAGCAAATTGAAGACAGAGGTATCACTGCTGACAACGTATTTGATGTTGCAAGTGACCTTATCGCTGACTTTGATACTTTATTAGCTGAGCTTGATAAGCAAGGTGCTATTGAAGAAAACATGCTTTTCTTAAATCGTGCTTCAAACCTTATCTTCGATGACGCTTTAGCTAACATTTCTGCTGGTTCTGCTGGTGGTACTGCTTATGGTGTATTCTCTAACTCTGAGGATATGGCACTTAACCTAGGATTTAGAGGTTTCCGTCGTGGATCTTACGATTTCTACAAAACTGACTGGAAATATCTAAACGACCACGCAACTCGTGGACAAATCTCTGGTGTTAAAGGAGTATTAGTACCTGCTGGAACTTCATCAGTATACGATCAAATCCTTGGTAAAAACATTAAGCGTCCGTTCCTACACGTACGTTACCGTGCTTCTGAGGCTGATAATCGTAGAATGAAGTCTTGGGTTACTGGTTCGGTTGGTGCTCAAACTAGCGATCTTGATGCAATGGAGGTACACTTCCTATCTGAAAGATGTCTAGTGGTTCAAGGAGCTAACAACTTTATCCTTTTCCAATAAACAAACTGTAAGAACTGCCCTCGTCATACGGCGGGGGTAAGTTTTTACTTACTTTTTAATTTATATTTTATCATATTATGGCAACTAAAGCTAAAGCTGCTCCCGCTAAAAACACATGGGAGATTAAAGACAGAAATTATTATTTATTAGGAAACAAATCGCCTATTGTACACAAACTAAGAAGCAAAGGAATTTTTTGGTTTGATGAAGAAAAAGGATTTGAAAGAGAATTAAAATTCACAACAAATCAACAATCAGTATTTGTAGATGAATTTAAAGGCGAAGCAAGACTTGGCCACATTATATTTAGAGATGGTGTTTTATCTGTACCTCGTGAAAAACAAACTTTACAAAAGTTATTATCGCTGTACCACCCGGACCTAAACAAAAAATATGCAGAATTTAATGCTGAAGAAGAAGCTGCAGATGAATTAGATATTATTCAAATGGAGATTGACGCATTAATGGCTGCTCAAAACTTAGACATTGAACATGCTGAAGCAATTGTACGCGTTAATGTAGGTTCTAAGGTGTCTCAGATGACTTCTAGCGAGTTAAAAAGAGATTTATTAGTATTTGCTAAGCGAGATCCACAATTGTTCTTAGAATTAGCTAATGATGAAAACATTCAAGTACGTAATGTTGGTATCAAGGCTGTAGAAAATGGAATTATCAAATTAGCTGGTGATCAGAGAACTTTTTCTTGGGCTAGTAATGGCAGAAAGTTAATTACTGTGCCATTTGATGAAAATCCGTATTCAGCATTGGCGGCATGGTTTAAAACCGACGAAGGTGTCGAAGTTTACCAAACTATCGAAAAGAAACTAAAATAAAAATATAACCCGGGGGCCTTCGGGCCTCCATTTTTTTTAACAATGGCTATAGACGTAAATAAAGTATATAGAACCGTTCTTTCTATATTAAATAAAGAGCAACGCGGTTATTTAACGCCAGATCAATTTAATAGACTTGCCCGACAAGCACAACTTGACTTGTTGGAAAAGTCTTTTTATGATTATAATAGGCATTTAACTAGAAGAAATATACAAGGCGTAAATAGCGAATACGGTGATATAGCTGATAATATACAAGAAAAAATTGATTATTTATCAAGAAGTAAATCTATTACTATTACTAGTGGAACTAGTGATATATCAGCGGATCTTGTATATAAGCTAATACAGTTAACAACAGATAATAGAACAACCCAAATTGAGCCGGTTAAAAAATCTGAGTTAACGTATTTAAATGCTTCTAAATTAACTGCTCCAACTACTGATTATCCTTTGTATTATTTTGAAAATAACATTATAAATGTTTTTCCAAGCACAATTACCTCTGCTACAATGGATTATATTAAAGTGCCTGCAGATCCAATTTGGAATTACACAGGAGGTGGGGCGTCTGCATATACATACACAACAAGCGGATCACAGGATTTTGAGTTGCATCCATCAGAAGAGCCTATTTTAATTATTAAAATACTTTCTTATGCAGGTGTAATTATAAAAGACCCGCTAGTTATTCAAGCAGCACAACAACAAGAGGTAAATAGTTTTAATCAAGAAAATTCTTAATAAATGGGGCTTTTAACAGGAACAGATAGAAGTTATTACGGCGGTAATCAAATATTTGAAGGAGATGGAACAACTGTAGTTTTTTCATTAGATCAAATGTCTATACCGGCAGGTGCAACAGTTTCAAGCTTTTACGTTTATTTAGATAATGTATTACAATCTGAATCTTCATATACATATTCTAATTCTGAAATAACATTTAGCACTGCTCCGTTATTAGGTGTTGAAGTGCTGATTGTGCTTAAGAATAAAAAATACGGGGACTATAGATATACATCGTTAAAAGATATTGTAAATAATTTTGTTGTTAATTATATTGGTGATGGTAAAATTATTAATAGAGCCAAAAGAACAGATGTGTTATTTCATGTTAAACGTGCAATACAAGAGTTTTCTTACGATATAACTAAAGTAGAAAAAATACAAGAAGTTGAAGTAGGACCAACGCTTTCTATACCAATGCCACGTGATTATGTAAATTATGCATCAATATCTTATGTAGATGATTACGGCATTGAACATTCTATACCTCGTGGAAGAATTACTTCTAAACCATCGGAAGCTATTGCACAGGATGATTACTTTAATTACAACTACGACAGCGAGGATAATTTGGTTACTACTTCGCCTGTAACAGATGATAGGTTTAAAGATTTAGATATACAAGATATATCTGGCTCTTACAGTAATCAAGATTATTATCATAGTGATGATAATTTAGGTGACTCTTTATTTCAAAACGGGAATAGATATGGTCTTGACCCAGAAAACACAAATCAAAATGGATTTTTCATTATTGATGAAAATAAAGGCACAATTAATTTTACAAGTAATTTTGTAGGTGTACTAATTACTATTAAGTATATTTCTGATGGATTAGGCACTGACGAAGAAATGAAAGTGCACAAATTAGCAGAAGAAGCTATATATAAATATGTAGCTCATGCTATCTTATCTTCAATGGCGCAAGTTCCGGAATATATTGTAAATAGATTTAAAAAGGAACGCAGAGCCGCGATGCGAAATGCTAAGCTTAGATTATACGATTTAAAATTACCTGAATTAACTCAAGTAATGCGAGGTAAGTCTAAACATATCAAACACTAATTAAATGCCTGAAATTAAAAACACTTTTCTGAAAGGAAAAATGAATAAAAGCCTGGACGATAGACTTCTTCCAGAGGGTGAATACCGTGATGCTTTGAATGTTCAAATAACAAAGGCAGACGGCGAAGATGTTGGTGCGGCTCATAATATTTTAGGCAATACTAACTTTACTAATTTAAGCCTACCCTCAGGAGATAAAACTATTGGTCATTTTATAGATAATAAGAATGATCGTGTTTTTTGGTTTATAGCAGGCACTACGGATAAAATATATCAAGTTGAATCTAACGGTACAGCTACAGTTATTGCAGAAGGTGCTTATTTAAATTTTGACTCAACAAAATATATAACAGGTATAAACCTTTTGGAAGAACAGTTATTTTGGACAGACAATGTGAATGCCCCAAGAGTAATTGATTTAAACAAAGCGGCTAGTGATTCTGCATATTATACAACAAATGGTAACGTAGATAAAGTATCTGTTGTAAAAATATCTCCATATTTAGCACCATCAATTACAACTTTAACTAATGACACTAATATTAGCTCAGATTATATTCAAGAAAAATTTGTTAGATTTTCTTATAGATTCAAATTTGAAAATAACGAATATTCGCAATTAGCTCCATTTTCACCAATAGCGTTTAAACAACAAAATGATTCTTTAACAGGAACAGACGTTGAAAATGCATATAAAAATGGTAGACTTGACAATTTTAAAAATCACGCTAATCAAGTTGCGCTTTCAATCACAATGCCTAGCGAAGCTTATTCAACACATAGAATTGTAAGCGTAGAAATTTTAATGAAGGAGGCTGATTCTCCAGCTGTTCGTATTGTTGCTAAAAAAGATATATCAAGCGATATAGCTACTTTAACGCACGATTATAAGTCTGAGCTGCCGTTAAGTACAATACCAGAACAACAGCTCCTTAGAGTTAACGAAAACGCCCCTGTAAAGGCATTGGCTCAAGAAATTATAAGTAACAGGCTTGTTTATGGCAATATAACTTTAAACAGAGATGTTCCTGACTTTAATTTTACAGTTGGCGTAGATGGAAAAGTATCTGACTTTTCTAATTTGCTACAACATAGTATTAAAAGTAGAAGAACGTACGAATTAGGAATTGTTCTTTCTGATAAATACGGAAGAAAGTCGCCTGTTATAACATTACCAGATTCGTCGGTTTATGTTAACCCAAAAGTAAATTTTGATGTAGACACATGGAATGGTGATTGTTTAACATTAACTTTCACGTCTTTGCCATCAGACTGGGGTGATTGGTATTCTTATCGAATAGTTGTAAAACAACCAGAACAAGAATATTATAATGTTTATGTTCCAGGCGGCGGTGAATATAATGGTAAAACATATATCTCTTTATTAGGAGACAACGTAAATAAAGTACCTAGAAATACAGACAATGTATATGAAGGCGACTTTGCTAGATCAGACGTAAGATTATATCCTAAAGTAATTAATAAGTCTACCTACGCTGCTGTTTTTCCGCCGTTTACTATAACTAATGGTGAAATAGAATCTATAGCTTATAGTATAAAAAATTCAAGCTCAGCACCTTACGGCGATGCTTTTTTTACAAATTATACTTCTGCTGAAATACAAAAATTTAACGGTGACGACTTTACGCAAGTAAGTTTAACTGGATATATAGATTTAGCTGTTGATCCTGCTTTTACAAGCTGCGGAAGCGATGGCGAATTTTATTGTAATACGCCTGATTCTGTTTATGTTTTTGTAAATGGGAAATTTAAAAATTCTAATGATTATACATTTGTAGGCAATGCTGGTGTAAATAACGCGGGAAGATTAACATTCGATGAAATGCCTGCTGCATCGGATAAAATTGACGTTATACTTAAATTTAATGATTTTTCAATTAATGGTACCGGCGGCGGACAAACAACTATTGTAATAAATGCTTTAATAACCCCAACAGTTGTTGTTGGAGGAAGTGTTACAGCTGGTGCTGCCACAAACGTTTCATTAAGCGTGGCTGATTCAAATCCTTTTTCTGAAAATTATACTTTAACAAATGCTTCTCAAATACAATCAGATGCGGGTTATATAAGTGTTAGTCGCATTGGTACATTAAGTCAGTTTAGCGAATTACCATTAGACGAGATACCGGATTCTGATGAGGTTGGTTTTTATAAAGAAAATCCTTCTAATCTTATAGCTGAATTAAATGATACTACAAATATTGTAGGATTAAAACAAAAAGCGGTTGATTTAGCTGTATTTGAAACAGAGCCGTTTGAAAGTGCTTTAGATATTTATTATGAAACAAGTACGTCTGGTTTATTATCGGAAATAACACAAAACGCCGCAATAAAAATAAATTATTTTAACACGTTCGTTGTAAAAGGTGATCAAACAGGCACTGATAATTGGTACATTGAAGAATCAAGATTATATGGTGATTTTAATAAGGACAGTGTTGATTACGGTGTTATTGCCCATATAACTGATGAAAACTACAAACAAACAAATCTTGAAAACTCATTAATATACTCAGGTATATTTAATTCAAGAACAAATTTCAATGCGCTTAATGAATACCCGTCTAATCAAAATATAATTAAAGCTGTAGATATACAGTATGGTAGTATTCAAAAGCTTTTTGCAGAAGATACTAATTTAAATATATTTCAGGAGGAAAGAGTATCAAGCGCTCTCATTGATAAAGACGCAATTTATACAGCCGAAGGCGGAACTATTACATCTTCCGGGATGGCGGTTATTGGTCAAATTATACCTTATGGTACCAACTATGGTATCGGCAAAAATCCTGAAAGCTTTGCTTATAAAGCAGGCAGAAAGTATTTTGTAGATAAGCCTAAAAGAGCTGTATTAAGACTTTCAAGAGATGGTATTACTGAAATATCTAATTATTCTATGCGTAGTTATTTCAGAGATTTATTATCAGAAAGTTCGGATTTTACACAAGGAATGTATGATGAGCATAATAACGAATACATATTAACTCATAATACTACAACTATTGGCTTTGATGAAAGTGTAAATGGTTGGACATCAAGATATAGTTTCTTGCCTGTTGCTGGCTTTAGTTTAAATAGTCAATTCTTTACTATAAAAGATAACAATATTTGGAAGCATTATACGGGTTCAACTTATAATAACTTCTACAGCTCAAATTATAATTCTGAAATTGAATTAATTTTAAATACAGCCGTTTCTTCAAATAAAGTATTCCAAACCATTTCTTATGAAGGCACGATTGGCTGGGAAGTACAAGATATAATTACAGATACAGATAAAGCACTGAACATATCTGAATATAACAATTCATATATTGATAATGATTTATCTTTCTATATTTCAACATTTAAAAGACAATCTGGAAAATATACAGCTACTCTGTCAAATGTTTCAAATACACAGCCAAGCTATTCATTTGATAATGAGGTAATATTTGGTGAAGAAATATCTGGTATAAAAGGATTTTTTACTAAATTAACTATAAAAACAAGTGATACTGTATATAGAGAACTATTTGCAGTTTCCTCTAATTATAATATAAATACATATTAATGGAACCAATAAGCATAGGTTTAATGGCCGCAAGCGCTATAGGTAATTTATTTACAGGATTAGGTGCTGGCAAAAGACGACGCAGAGCGGCTAGCCAACAAAGATCATTTGAGCGCCAACTTGCCGCGGCAGAAAGTAATAGACAAGAAATTATTAATCCGTATGCGAATATTACGGACTTAAGTTCTATGATAACAAATCCTTTTGCAAACTTACAAGTTGCTACAGGGGCCGCTGAAATGAGAGCTAGAGAAACAGATATATCTTTAGCCCAAACATTAGATGTTTTAAGAGCAACTGGTGGTGGTGCCGGTGCAGCAACCGCGTTGGCTCAATCTGCTTCAAGAGCTAAAATGGATATTGCAACTAATATTGAACAGCAAGAAGCCCAAAACGCTAGATTGCGTGCTCAAGGTGAACAACAAATGCAACAAATGCAAATTTCAGAAGCATCAAGATTACAGCAAGCTGATGTTGCAGGAAGGCAATTTATGTTTGCTACAAGAGAAGAGCGCGAAATGCAAAAACTTGATAGATTACAATCAATGTCTGATAGATATGCTAGCCAAGCTGCTATGATGCAAGAAGCACAAGCATCAGCGTTTGGCAGTGCTTTTAGTTCAATGGTCGGATTAGGCGTAGGTTTAGCAAGTCCGGAATAATAAAAAATAATAAAATGAGTTATAGAAATCCAGGTGAAATTTACATAGCTAATCCAAATGCATTTATGCAAGCATTTGAAAAAGGCATTGCCCCTATTAAAGCTGAATTAGAACGTAAAGCGGCTGAAAGAAAGGAACGCGCGCAAAAATATGATTTAGCTAATGCTAAATTAAAACAGAATTTGCAATATCCAGAATGGGTTAAAAAATATGGTAAGCAAAAAGCGGATACTATTAAAAGCATAGTTGAAGAGGACTATATCTCTAATAATAAATTTGCTTCAGCAACGCAATCCGAGCAACAAGACATGCTTGACGAATTAAATACAAGTATTACTTCAATTGCTCAAAAAACAGATGCTGCATTACAAATTGATTTTAATGAAATACTTCCGGGTCAATTTGAGGATAATCCAGAATTTTTAGATTTTATTGAAAATAAACCCGCTATTGATAACAACATTTCACTTGAAAAGGTAAATGGGCAAATGGGTTTCAGTTATATTAAAGACGGGAAAAAATCTTTCCTTTCTGTAGATAAAATTCCTGATGGCGCAATTGGCTACCAAGGCAGAAGCCAAGTTTATGATGTTTTTGAAGCGGGTATTAAAGACGCTGTAAAACAAGTTGATGATCACGTAAGAAAAGCAGGCGAAGCTACTTCTATGAAAAACAAATTAGCGCGTTCTGCAAACAATATATTTGCGCAAATAAATGACCCTTCGCAAAGAGCATATCTTTTTGAATTAGCACAATCAGAATTAAAAGACCAAGAAGAAGGTAAAGTTGATTATTCTTATATGGATATTATTGATAATGATAACTTAAGAGAAGCTGCTGATGGCGTAATATTAGAATATATACAATCAAGAATAGAGGATGATTCTGCAGAAATTGATGGTATCAAACAAGCGCAAAAAGAACAGCAAGAACGCGAGCGTAAAGCCGCTGAGGCTGCTGCTGCTAAAGTTAAAACAGTAGATCCTCTTGAAAAAAGAACTGGATTAAATGCTCAAGACAGAGAAATTGCTTTTAAAAACATTGTCAATTTAAAACCAGGTGAAGATTTTGTTTTCAAATATAAAGGAAGTAATGATGTTGAAAAGAAAGAGTACATCATGAAAAAAAAGGAAACGGGCGAAATAACATTTGAAGAAAATGTTGAAGGTTCAGTAGAGTCTAAAATAACTGTTGAAGATTTAGCAAAAGAATTTGGTTTACAATTGCAGCAGCCTGAACAGACCCAGCAAGAAACTGAAATTACTACTGATTTTTCGCAGTATAAAGTAAATTAAAAATAATATAGTATGCCTGTTTATAAAGTAGGAGAAGATATTTATAATATTCCCGAGGACAAAGTCCAAGAGTTTTTATCCGCATATCCAAATGCAGTTTTAAACGAAGAAGCGGGAAAGACACAACCGCAGGTTTCGGGTGCGCCTGTGGAAGAAACTGCAGCGCCCGGTATGGAATCCAAATCGGAAAGTACTTCATCGGTATCACGTACTAAAAAATATAAAGTAGGTGATGACACTTATGAAATACCAGAAAATCTAACAGATAAATTTTTAGCCCAATATCCTGATGCTGAAGAAAAGAAAGATAATTTCTTTCAACAAATGGCTACAGCGTGGTCCGGAGGTCAAATACAAGCTGATTTAGACGATTACCTATCTAAAGCTATTTTTTCTGATAAATATGCTGAAAATATAAGCGATGAAGATGCTCAAAAATTATTAGATCTTTGGTAAAAGCAAGATGCATCTGGCTTAACAGAAGGAGAAGAACAA